CCTCTAGTGATACATGTCTGTCAATATTCATCATTTTATGACTAAGTATACTAAATTCACGTTGTTCATCAGGAGTTAATGGCATCTTATAATTCAATAATTTATATTATACACCCACAATTATTTTCATCCAACCCTCACTACAAAAAATAATCCCAAACGCGTTGTATTCCTTCTTCCAATCCAACCGTACACGAGAACCCAAAGAGCTCCTGCGCCTTCGTAACCACTGGTCGGCGACACATCGGGTCGTCTTGTGTTCTCGGAAGGTATTTCACTTCGAATGCGCTGCTATCATGATCTCCTGTTTCTGGCCGCCGTAATGCACGCCTGAACACATCCACGAGGTCATTCATCGTGAATTCGCATCCCGGATTACCGATATTCACCGGTCCTACTGTATGCACATTCGTATTCGGCGTCGCCATAAACGCCACCAATCCACGGACGGTGTCATCGATGTAGCAAAACGACCGGGTCTGCGTCCCATCCCCGTAAATCGTGATCGGCGCACCACGTTTGATTTGCCGAATAAAATTCGTGATCACCCGCCCATCGTTCAAGTCCATTCGCGGACCATATGTATTGAACAACCGCGCGATCTTCAGGTCCAAATCCGGGAACCGTTTCTGATATTCATAGATCAACGTCTCCGCCACACGTTTTCCTTCGTCATAGCAAGAACGTTCTCCAACCGTATTCACGTTACCATAATAGGTCTCAGGTTGGGGATGCACCAGTGGATCGCCATACACTTCACTTGTAGAAGTAAATAGCATCTTACAATTGTAGAGAACACAATAATCAAGAACACGCTGGGTTCCATTGATTGACGTGAGCAAAGTATCCATCGAGTATTTTTTATACTTTTCTGGTGATGCAATCGATGCTAAATGATACAATTCGTCAATATGTTCCTCGCTAAATAATGTAGGATTAATTGGTTTTGTGATATCATACTCAATATATTTGAACCTGGGGCGAAGATGAAATAATTCGCGAATATTATCAAGTGAACCAGTGACCAAATTGTCAACACAAATGACATGATTGTCAGGAGATTCCGCGATGAGGTGAATACAAAGATTCGAACCAATAAAACCGGCGCCGCCAGTGACAACAATTGTTTTTTTTACCATAGAATGGAATGGAATATGTAATTACATATATCAATTATTATCTAAATAGTGTATAACCGAAGTAAACATGGATAAAATAGCCGGTCCGAATGACCTTGTTCCATCATTTAAGATATTCTCGATTTTGATCATCGTCACAATTGCTGTAAAAATGATATTTCAATATAGTTACAATGAAAAAGCAACGCCATCATTTAGCAATGTAAGTAGTATGAGCGACGTAGAGCTCATCAAGGATGAAGTCAAAAAGAAGGATTCGTCTAATTTGAAGAAGGAGGTAACTATTTATTTCAAGTCTTATATCTTTTACTACCTTACGTTACTATGGACGGTTTGTCTTATGGTTACAATTGTATCGATTACACTTAACAAATATGATTCAAATAAACCAGGATGTATTGCTAAAATGAGTATGTTGAATTTAATTCCAATTACAATGTTTATGCTTTTACTTGGATGGATTCTTTATCAAAACACGGTCTACTATAATAAAATCAATTCAGGACATGTTGCCGAAACTTATGTCACATTTGATACAGCAGTGAATATTCTTTTACTGATTCAGGCTGGTATTATGTATGCATACATTAATCAGCAGATATTGTGTTCATCTGAAATGGGGCAATATAGCGAAGCAATGTCAAAATATGGTCCATACATTGCAGGGTTTGTTGCACTTATTGCGGGTGGATGTATGGCATTGAATGAAATCATTTTGCGGTTTTTTACTACGGACGGATAGTCTTCCATCATCCTCTCACCTCCCTCCCTCCCTCCCATTCCTCCGCCTTCCCCACCCGCCCACCTCTTTTTTTTCATTACGCAATCACCGAACAGGTCATGGAGTAATGAAAAAAACTAGATAAACTTATATGTCAAACCACAACCAACATCATTTTCCCATACTCCCGATATTTTTATAATAAAATGCTGAAATTGTGGTTTTTCATAAATTGTAATATTATTCTTCCATATACTAATGACTCCACTGCGTAATTGTTGAATAATATCGCAATTCGGAAGAGATTTAGAGACTGGTTCCACTTGATGATGTAGTTGTATCCATTTATTCAAAATACTATTTTCAATATTTTCAAATATAGTCAACATCAAATGGTTATGTTCATGTCTAGGGTCAAAATGACAATTATAGATATTGCTATTGAAATTCTGGTCAATTTGTTTGATAAAAAGTTCAAACTGGATATATATTCCATTCATAATGAAGTCATTCGTGGAATATGTAATTCGATTAAATATACTATTTGCAATGTGTGTATTTGCTTTTTTATCCGTGAAATAAATACGTGTTTCAATGTATTCGTTCGGGTTAATAACAACGTTCATATTTTATATATCGATATCCTAATACATCATAAACGATTGGGTTTAAGCAAAATTATAATAAATATTCTGTTATTATAAATGGCAACAAAGTATCATATTACAAAATATACGCGAAGGATGGCGCGTAAAATCGGCGTCGTAGTAAAACCATCAACAGTTCCTGAAAAAAAAATCGATGTTTTTCGTAATTCACGTAAAATCGCCAGTGTTGGTGCAGCAGGTATGAATGATTATCCTACCTATATTCGAACACGTGGGCTTGCTTATGCAAAAACCCGTCGTCGTCTGTACAAAATGCGTCACGAAAAAGATCGCCATGTCAAATGGAGTAATGGGTGGTTGGCAGATAAATTATTATGGTAAATAACATGGTTTGGTATTATTGTTTATTTCTAGCAAAAAAGATTTGCGTAAAAATTGGTATAAATCAAACACACGAATACATAATAATCATTTATTCGTGTCAATGAAATTCTTTGAAACACACTTTAACGAATATATAAAAAAAGTAGAGGAGTACTCGCTTCACCCAATTATAAAGAAAACAATTACTACATTTCCATGCGATATTCAATCCCTACCAAGTATGATCATGTATGGTCCGTGTGGTGTTGGTAAATATAGTCATGCATTATACATGATCTCTCGATATAGTCCATCCTATTTAAAATATGAGAAACGAATTGCTATAACATACAATAAAGACACCTTCTTCATAAAAATAAGCGATTGTCATTTTGAGGTAGATATGTCCCTCTTAGGTTGCAATTCTAAACACTTATGGAATGAAATTTATAACCAAATCCAGGACATCGTGAGTTCACGGTCAAATACGACAGCGTTTGTCATGTGCAAGAATTTTCACAGAATACACAGTGAGTTATTAGAAACATTTTATAGTTACATGTCAGATAATCTCAAGTTCGTCATTTTATCTGAACATGTGAGTTTCCTTCCAGATAACATACTTCACCGTTGTAAAATGATTCCATTTAAGCGTCCAACTGCAACAATGTATAACAAATGTCTTTTCCCAACGTCATCTTTGTCAAATAGTGGAAGCGGATGTAAAGGATACACTGTTAAAAAATCTGGAAAACACATTGCGCCTATTACACCCCAATTGTTGTCTCAGTCATTATCACCGAATACTGATATTATTAAAGAAACGCCGATTCGACTAACCAGTAAATTTCCATTAGAAACCATCACGAATATCAAGGCGCTCAAATCAAATATGATGGACCTCACAGAACCTCATGAGAATATATGCAATTGTATTGTGGATATCATTTTATCGCCAGATGCACAATTAAAATATGACGCGCTGAGAGAACGTTTATATGACCTGCTTACCTATGACATCAACATACAAGAATGCGTGTGGTTCATACTTCGTTGCTTGGTCAAGAATGGTTCATTATTGCCAACAATGATGGATGACATCATGATACATATCTACACATTTTTTCAGTATTTCAATAATAATTACCGCCCGATATATCATTTAGAGAATTTCGTCTTATTACTAGTATGTAAGATACACGGATACAAGCATCAGTTTCCATCATAGTCGGTCGTCATTATTACATGCCTAATTCATACTCATTCTCTGTATCTTATCCCTTTCCAGAACAAATTCAACGGTCATTACATATACTCGGGTTCCCTGATGGTGTTGCACCCGAATCTGTCAAAGAGTTAAACAAACGATATCACCTACTCGCACTAAAATTTCATCCAGATAAGGTGATTGTTGATGGTGGTGATAACAATGGCGGCGTCGATGCAACCGAGAGATTCAAAGAAATAAACGACGCGCATAAACGCGTGAAGGACTATTTTTATTCGAATGAACCTGGTGGCTGTTATGGTGGTGGTGGATTCGAGTCAGATATCAACAGCTATGATTCGATTCTTCAGATGTTTATTCAGACGATTCTTGTGAAGATGTCGACGGTTAATGCGGGTGGGGGTGGGAACATAGAAATCAATGCAAACCAAGCAGTACATTCATTGATTAGTATGATTATTACAAAAGGGATTCAGTCTGGAATCACGATGTTTCAGACAATGGACAAGCAAACATGTCTTATGATGTATGAAATTCTCTCGAAAAACCAAGACCTATTTGGAATCTCTCGAGAGATTATGGAGGAACTTACTACGATTGTGGAAACAAAGACAATTGATGATATCGTCGTTCGTTTGAATCCGTCTCTTCTCGACATGTTACTTGACAGAGTATATATTCTTCATGAATGCGGACAGACGTATTATATTCCATTGTGGCATACAGAACTCCATTTTAATAAACCCGGTAACGGTGAAGTCATCGTATTATGCGAACCGGAACTTCCAGAACATGTATCTCTCGACGATCACAATAACATATTCATATCTCTCGACGTGAATGTTCAAGAACTGTTCTCCCGGCAGGTCTTGCCAGTATACATCAATGATGAAATCAAGAACAACCAATTTGTTTACTATTTACATGCATCCGACGTGACATTACGTTCGGACACGCGACAATGTGTCCTTCTACGAGGTGTCGATGGTCTTCTGGGTTGTGGTGGGATTGCAAAATGTAGTACAAATACAAGTGATATCTACAAGGTAAGTGTACGGGCCAGTGTGTATGCAAATGTCCGGCTGGTATCTGGCGTGTGAAACTCGCAGTCAACTATTCGCAAAGTACTTATAAATTCCGCCAACTACCCATGCTGCATTTATCACGATAGATTGATATTGTCTAGATTTAATACAGACAATCAATAAACCAGTTGCACCAAGAGTGTTTAATACAAAATCAATCGTTTTTTCAAATGTAAAAACGTAAGGACACAATACCAATAAACTTCCTGCCCATCCGATGCCTTCTAACACCATTTTTGTACACTTACTTACTGTAGTAGGTTCCGCCGTAGGTTCCGAAATAGGCACTACTTGATTTGATGCGTATACCTCGGACATATCGGTTAATTATTATATAATGTTATTAGTATTTCATTTTTTACATTCATAAGTAAAAAAATGAAATTACCTGTCAAATATGGTGTCAGTATCCAAGTGTTAACAATAATCAATAACAACGTAATTGACATACCTGTATCTATTTTATAATCCGCTCCCGCTATTCGTATTATTATTTATTTACTTAGACCTTTCGAACAATCTTCTTCTTGGAAGCTGCATCACCTCCCGCACTAGCAGATGCAGTGGCAGCAGCTGCTGTAACAACAGGTGTCGGTTTCGCTACTGGCGCGGATGGCGTTCGAACAGGTGCGACTTCCTCCTCCTCA